GTTTTCGGGATGCGTGTGGAGTTGCCAATGTACAGCCGCCCCGCCGACACGCCACCACAGGGGGGCTTCGGGCGCTGTCGGTTGGCACGATTCCTGCCTAGATCGCATTGTGAATACTTTGGAACTCACACGCTTAATACAATGTCCATTATGTAAAGTTATTTCAGCGTTACCAACAGCTCATACATACGTTTCGTTGTATATCTGCAACAAACCGTGTGAACTGTGGACAACTTGAACAACTTAGCTCAGTTTGTCTGTGGGTAACTCAGCCTCGATCACCTCTCCATGTCGCAGCGCATCAAGCCGCAAGTTCGCCAGATTGACCGTAACGCTCGGCATCTTGTTCTGCGCGTACGCTGCTGGATTCCAGCGTTCAGCTACCCACTGGCGCGTTTGGACGCGCAGACGGGCTTTATTAACCTCAATGGAGTCAGTTTCGTCAGCAATTTCAATCGTTTCGGTTACTAAGCTGTCCGCTGCCCGCGCGCGTGTACGCGTGAGGAAGCCCTCCTGCTCTGGCAGATCAAGCCAAGCATCCATTGCCCTACGGCTAACGCCAAGCTGCATGCAGATGCGAGACACGCTCTTGCCTGACTCGAACAGCGCAGCAACCTGCTCCTTCGGAACCGTGTCAAGCAACGCCAAGTCTGCTTTTTGTTTCGGACGACCAGCCATTTAAACCTCCTACAATCAATTATTTACCAACATGGCTACCTAGCCATTAACCACCCATTTAAATCGCTTTAAAGCGCCTTCTGATGCGTTTTAGAGCCATATGCAGACGTGTCAAACACCTTATCCACACGCTTGCCCTTCATAATCGCATCATCGTCAGACTTCATGTCCTCCAAGCCTGTCGCTCCACCTTCAGGAAACTTGTTGGCTGGCTTGTCCAGACGCACCATCTGCGCCGCTGGATAGCTACGCTTCAAAGCCATTGTCTCTTTGACCGCTTCAGCGTTCATCACCAGCTCAAGCTCCTCCATGCACCAGATGTGTCTGCGACTGTCGTGACCCATGAACTGGTCAAAGTGCAGCGCGTCCTCGTAAGTCTCAACCACGACCATGATTGAACCATCCTTCATCTCGTACTGGCAGTTCTTAACCTCCGGCACTTGGCTAACGCCAGTTGTAACAGCCCAAGCCTCCAAAGCAGCGTAAGCCTTCTTCATGCCTTCCACTGCTTTGGTGAGTCTAACTTCGTCCCGACTCCTTTGCGCGGTGTAGACCCTTTCCGACTGCGTCCAAAACTTGACGCGAAACTCCTCATCCACCAATCCAATCAACCGACTGACACCCCACTTCTTTTCGTGCGCCTGTTGAACGTTAAGAAGTTCAATCAATTTGCTTCGCATCATCAGCTCAAACGGGTCCGCTGGAATACTCGGCTGCTCAACCTTCTTTTTTATCTGCCTTGTTGCCACAAATCTCTCCTTACACTTTTCTTACAAATATCATCCAAATCGACTGCGACACATAGGACATTGGTGTGTGTCTTATAGACCCACACACCATATGTCCTACCTAAATGTCGGGACAAATGGAACTTCCCATCTGTCCAAATGTCCCACCATTTGTCCTAGCAAATACATCATTTGCTGAACGGTACGACAACGCTTGAACCGTCACCGTCTGAATAAATTGCCCAGACCCAATCCTTATGAATCTCGATCTTTTCAAGATCAGTTAGCGTCATCTTGACCCTCGCCCATGCTTTGTTGAAGGTTGCTGGCTCCACATCGCTACCAAGTTTTGCCTTGAATTCCTCGCGCCATTGGTCGAGCTTGATTGCTTTGTTGCGCTTACCGTCCACGTTTTCCATCATCCCGAACTTCTTGATGGCTGAGTGCAACGCTGTAAGCGCCAGCCTTTGGTTATGACCAGAGCCTGATCTGTCTGGTGGTGGAGATGCGTTAGGTCGCTCAACATTCAATTCGTTGTCCACTTCCACCGCCAAACTGGACACATTATCGAACCCCAAAAGTGTTGTGGATAACTCTACCGTAATCATCTGAAATCCGTACCTCTGCCCGTCCTCACCGTCCTTCTGTTTGCTGATGTGGAGGATTCCTTTGGGCGCGTCCTCGATTCTTATGATCTCCAGCTCGGTGTCAACGGCTCCTAATAGTGAGCTGTGACCCCTCAAACCTTTGGTGGCATCCTTACCAGCGTGGTGAACGACTAGCAACGCGCAGTTGTATCTTCCTTGGATTGCGCCAGCCGCGGTAATGAATGCACCCATGTCCTCTGATGCGTTCTCATTGCCACCGCCAAAGGCTCTGGCTAGCGTGTCGATTACGACTAATTCGAACTGGATGTCGTGCGTTGCTTGGATGTCATCCACGGCTTGGATTAGGTCTTGGATGTCGGTTGCACTTGATCTCAGGTTGATCTGCTTTCTGAGGAAAAACACTGGCGCACCTGCTGGCGTTGAGTGGTGCTTCTTCATGGCCTTGATACGCGCCCCGATACCACCATGACCCTCGCCAGCTATGTACAACACCGCGCCTTGATGCTTGACTTCTTTAGTCAGGAATTCCCTGCCCGTTGCGATGCACTCCGCAATGTCTAAGGCCACAAAGGATTTGAATGACGCTGGTGGCGCGTACAGGGCCACAAATGCCTTCTTTGGGATGACACCCTCAATAAGCCACTCCACAGGCTCGTCATCAATGTCATCCAGTTGCTCAATCTTGAATGGTTGACGTTGTAAAGTTAAATTCGTGGGTTGGATACTTAACTCAGGCTCTGTTGTTTTTTCATCTTGCGCCACGAACCTTTCAGGTATCGTTACATCGCTCTCACTTGCTACCTTGATCGCATAGTTCTTGACGTAATCCGTCAGGTGCTGCTTGTCGTAGCCGTATCGGTAGACGTATTCATAAGCATCTTCCTTCGCGTCCTCTAGTTGCAGGTCCAAGATTCTTATGCTGTTGGCGACCTTGCTGATGGCCTTGACTGCTTTCTTGGCGTACTCCCAACCCACCTTATCGTTGTCTGGCAGGATGACAACGTTAAGGCCAGCAAAGTATTGAATTGCGTCTTCAGGGAAACTGCTTGCTCCTTGATGGGTACAGGTAGCGCAGACCCCAATGTGCTTCAGCGCATCCACTGCCTTCTCGCCTTCCGTCAGGAATACTGTTCTGCCAGCTTGCCTTGCAAGCTCTACCTCTGGCAAGTTGTACGGGACGATCTTCGCGCCTGTGATTGACGAGTGCCTACGGCCTTCGTCATCCACGCGCAATTGCTTGTACGTCTTGCCCTTTGTGTCGTTTGTTTTGTAACGCTGCTTAATGAACAGCGTGACACCGTCCTCGTCCGTGTAGTGCCATTCGTTCTCCAGCGTTGGCTGCTCAAACGGTTTGATGGATGCCAACAGTTCAGCGCGTGGCTCCAGCTCTGGAAGCAGCCCGTAATCCCTTACGGCTGCAAACACATCGTGCTGCTCACACCCACCGTGGCACTTGAACAGCGGTTTGCCATCCGCACCGTCAGTGATTGAAAGACTAGGATTCCTGTCACCGTTTCCCTGCCCATGAGTTGGCAATGGGCAACTCGCAAGCCAACTGCCGTTGACCTTTTTCGCGTTGCCTAGCGCCTTTGCTATTTGTTCGGCTTGCATTTACAAAACCTCTGCTGATTTCAGCTTGCCTGTCTCGCCGTCAAAAGTGACTTTGATGTGGTCACTTTCGTCATTGTTCTTTGTGAAGCATGACTCAATCGACATCGAGCCATCCATGTCAAACACACCGTAATAAACATAGTCTGGCTTCTGCTCTGGCTTGATTCGATACTCTGCTTCTAAATGCCAGCATGGGTCGTTATTTACACAATCTTCCCATCCATAAGGCTTTCTAAAATACTGAATGATTGCACCATCAGCCCAAGCCTTGATGAGTTCTGCGTGTTTATGTGGCTTATTCATCGTCATATCCTTCTTCTTCTAGTGTTTCAATACGTTGCTCCAATTCATAGACCCTTTGAGCCAATGCAATTACGAGCAACTCCAAAAATTCTTGCGTGAGTATTTTCATAGAGACAAAAAAACGGGACCGCCGTTAAGCAGCCCCGTCTTTTGCTTGATGTTAGAACATCTCGTCTTCTTCAACAGCCTGAGCCATTGCAGACTTCGGTGCTGGCGCTGCTTGTGCAACAGTGCCTGATGCCGTGAACTGCTGTTCGCCGTCATCCTGCGCTTGCACAGAGTCCATACCAGCAGGACGCTCAATCCAGCTCACGATGTTGAAGGCTGGTACACGGGTTGTGCCTTTGCCAATCTTCTCCAACTTCGCGCCTGTGTACTCAATCACTGGCAACTTGCCAGCGTTAGCTGCGCGTTGTGCTGACACTGCGTTGTACAGAGCTTCAAGTCCCATGTTAGGACCAACACCGTTACTAGACCACTCGACTAAGCCCATCTCCTTGTTGTAAAACTTCACAAGGAAGCCGCGCTTATGGTCTGGTGAAGGCTGCTTGCCCTTCTGACCCAAGGCTGCATCAGGCAACCATTCGCGTTGACCAGTAACGAGCAACAGCCAGCCTGTTTGCACGTTGTCGCAATCAAACACAACCTTCTTGAGTTGGATTTCGCCGTCAGCATTTGTCCATGCGTTGGCTTGTGGAGAGAAGCGGATGTAGTTACCACCGCCAGATGATGATGAGAGATTAAGCATTTGCTTTTTGCCTTTCAGGTTTATGAGTCAAACGACTCGGGGGTTTGGATTATTGCGCAAGTCCAACTGCTCTTGCAAGCGTTAGACCCGAAGATTCTTTTTTGGTGATGTCATCCAGCAACGCTCTGTCTTCTTTAGATAACAGTTTCGCGGCCTCTGCTGGACTAATGATTGACGTGACGTAGATTGATTCCCGACTAATGCCGTATGACATTAGCATCGTTGCAGCGTCTTCCTCGTCTTTCCATTTGCGTAACGCACGTTTGGGTTGCATCTGCCAGCCACGAATGATTGAGCCTGACTCCAGACGCTCTGTCGCGTACTTGCGCAGCGCCTTGATGTAGTCCTCCACCACGTCAACCTTTGCAAGCATTGCTGCGAGTTCGTCTTCACTCATGCTGTACATCGCTGGCTGCGCTGCCACGTCATTGAACTGCTTAACGTGCGCAGGGCAAGTTGCTTTTGCTGGACACCACTGACACGCCTTCTCTGATGGCGTTGGTGTTGTTGAGCCTTCAGCGATTGCCACCAATGCTGGCGTGAGATTCTTTGCGGCCCACTCGTTGAGCTCCTTGAAGGTCATCTTGTGAGTGCGTGGCTCACCGTGATGCGGCTGAATGATTGCCAGCTCGATGTTGCGGAATTCTTCCTTGAGCGAACGCATCGCGCCGATGGCGTAAATCTTCATCTGGTCAGAGTCAGCGTCAACGTAACCACGACCTGTCTTCAAGTCAGCAATGACAAGCGTGTCTTTCTCTACGCTGTACGCCATCACGTCAGCAGTGCCACCAAGATCAAGTTTGCTTGACTCGTATGCCGTGACGTATTGCTCGACCTTTAACGTGCCAAGACGCAACTCTAGATCACGGATGTGATTGACGTGCTGCTGCGCGAAGTCTGCATTGCTTTCTGTGATGGTGATGCCTTCAACTTCCTTGCCAATGAAGTCAATTGGCGACACGCCTGTCAGTATGCAAGTCTCAGCAACTGCGTGAATCGCTGTGCCGATCTGCGCTGCTTCTCCTGCTGGCTGGTACGGTATGCCTTCGCACAGCTTGACGGATGCAGGGCAGTTAATCCAGCGTGATGCTGCTGATGGTCTTAGTTTTATTTTCATGGTTTCATTTCCTGTTGTATAAATTTATTTCTAGTTCGTGTTCTTGGCTGAACAAGTTGTATATCTGCGCCCTGATCTCCTGCGGAACTGTCCAGCCGTACAACTCAGGGTCAAGCAATTGACGCATGATCTCGTTGCGATCTCTGAGCTGGTTCTGCGCCTTCATCAGCTCAGAGCCAAGCCAGACAATGTGTTCACGCATCACTTCTGTTTCTGATTTGTTGTCGTTCATATTGAGCCTTTTTTCCTTAATGAATCGCAAGCTATACAAAGCCGCCACCCTTGTTTTGTTTTCCATGTGTTTTCTGGTGTGAACTCATGTCCTCTTTTGCAATGCGTTAGATTTGATTTACCTATTGTGCAAACTCGTCTTTTAGTAGCGCAATCTCTCATGTTGTCTGTTCTATTGCCAAGAAAAAGATGGTCTGGATTAACGCAAATGCGGTTATCGCATTTATGTAAGACCCACAATCCGTTTGGTATTTGCCCGTTAACTATTTGCCAAGAATAACGATGAGCGCCATGACATTTGCGCCCTTCATCAATCAGATGCGTAAAGAAAGCGCCATATCCGTTTCCACGAATTGCGCTAGTCCACTCCCAACAGCCGTTTCGCGCTTCTTTGTTAACTTTCTCCCAAAATCTTTGGCTGATTGGCTTCATTGCACGTTGCGTTTTCATGTTTGCTCCAATTACATTGTTTGCACATTCTATCACGCTCTTTAGCTGCTACCAGTTTGGCAAAAGTATTTAGAAAAAAAGACATCCCTTCTGTAGTCTTTGATTCACTCCAAATATTTCTAGCTTGTCTCGCCAAATCATCAATTTCATCTTGTGTCATAACTTGCTTCTCCTTTTTCTTAGCCTTGATTCATTCTTTGCTTCAGCAATAAGCGTTCTTACATCATCTGGCACATCTTCACCGCTGCGCAACTTAAAAGATAAAGCCGCAATTCGTCTCACAACATCTGTTGGTACATCTCGCAAAACGTACCAGCGTCCTCTCTTTATGCGCCATAAAGCCTTGATGGTGTGAATCCACCATCTCATAACTTGCTTCCGTAATAAGCCATCATGGTTGCGTCAGCTCTGCCAGAGTCCTTGACGCGCGCGAACTGCTGTTGATGATCTGGGTGGAGTTCCATGCAGCGGTGACGGATTGCATCCTTGCCTTTGCCACATTGCGTTGCCTTCATCCACGTTTGTGGTGTGACGTATGTGATTGGCACTGACAGGGCTGATAGAGCGCCTTCAATGACTCCAGCAGCACGACCAAACGCGAACATCGAAGACACGCCTTGGTTGGGCATGGCTCCAACCTTCTCCACGATGGCGTGAGTTGGATTCAATTCTTTGATGGCAGCAGCCACGCCTTGCGCAGAGATGTGGTTCTTTTTCTTGCCACCGCGAATGACCTCAACGCAAGGCATATCAATGACGCGCTCAAACTTCCCGTCAACGTACAGCGAGAACGCGCCAGCAGCCCCGATGTCAACGCCCATGACGCGAATCATGCTGATTCCTTGGTGAGCGTGTCAATGCGCGTAGCAATGAGCCTGTCAAGGGCTTGCTTGAGCTTGTCCACGGATGACACCAATGGAACTGTTTTGCCTGAAATCCAGCGAGAGACTTGGGCTTGGTCCAAGCCAGCTTCACGGCTGACCTCTGCCATGTTGAAGCCAGCAGCCGCAGCTCGTTGCTTGATGTCTGTGATGTATGTAGATGTGTTCATGTGCAGTATGTTAACATGAACTTGACTAGGTGATCACATAAGCAAAAAGATGGGTGACAGCGAACCGCCACCCATTGAAGGCAACTGCGCAGAGGAGAGCCGCGCAGCATTGGCAGCAAGAAACCAAACTGCCGATTAGGATTTTAGGGATTTGTTGCAAAAAAAGCACATTCAATAAAAATAGTTGTTGACATGGTAGTCAAGCGTGATATGATTAAGTCCTCAACAGAGCAAACAGGAGAAAACAAGATGCAAGTAATTAACGCTTACCACGCCGCAGAAATCATCCAAGGTCGTTTCCGCTTTGACGATGATGACAATGTGATTGACTGCCCTGATCGTTACATGAGCGACATCCTTGGCTCTGATTGGGGACCTGAAGGTCAATATTTCGACAACTACACACCTCTTGATGTGTTTTACCGCGCAGTTCGTCAGGCAGCACAACGCAAGTACGGCCCACTCCCATTTTGATTATCAACAACCACTAAGGATTGAAAACCATGAAACTCAACGAAACAACCCGCCGCTTTCCCAACACCATGCGTGACGCATTTGGTGAGAACCACTACGACTTGGAGCGCCAGCAGCGTTGGGAGTGGATGGAAGGCCATCAGTCCAATGCGTCACAGCAAGCAGAGTTCTGGGTGTACATCACCCTTGCCTTTGCTGCTGGTTTCTTGGTTTGCCATCTGTTTGCGTAATGCTTTTTGAGGAAGAACAATTTATGTCCGAACAACTACAAAACGACATTGACGAGATCGTGACCGACTTCATCCGCAGGGCTGGTGGCAAGACAGGTGTGATTCGTCCTGATGAGCTGGCCTCAATGATTCGTGAAGCAGCCAACCGTGGCGCAATGGCTGGATGGCTTGGTGGCGTGAAGCAGGAGCGCCAGCACTCGCGCAGTAAAAACATGGAGGCACAGAAATGAGTGAACGTGAATTCTTTGAATACTTGAATGGATTTCTTTTTGTTCTTGTTCTTGTGTTTGCTGGAGTGTTTGGTGGATATTTGTATAGCAAGGAAGATAAATGAAGAACCGCATACAAGCCCTGTTGATGGCGCGTGAGCTGGAGGCGTACCACGCTGAAGGCCCATCAAAGATTGCGTCATTGCTGTGCGATCTGGTTAAGCAGCTTGAGGAATACGAGCAAGAGATTGAATCTCTGAATGAACAGATTGAACACATGGAGCTGGACCAGTGAGCAAACCTAGAAAGAAGTACAAGCCAAAAGGCGTTCGTCTTGACGCTGTTCAATGGGTCATCAATGGTTTCAGGAATATCAGCGAGACGGGTGACGCTGTGCTGCACTTGAAGATTAAGAACCATGAGTCGTTGGAGTGTCTGCGCAAGGGCGAAGCCACGCGCATGGACATTGACGCAATCATCAGCGCGTTCAACATGGCTGAAGCACTGGCAAGGATGCAGATTGGCGATGACTATGCAGCAGAGATCAAGGCAGGGCAGGATGCTTTGCTTGACGCTGCCAAGCGTGGCGTGAACCGTGATGACAGGTTTGTCTTGAAGGCTGCTGAGTTATCTGCAATTAACTTGGTGATGGAAATCCATGACGCACAGCTTGAGATCACCACCATTGGTGAGCTTGAGAAGGCAATGGACATCGTGACAAAAGAAATTAGGATGCGCAGGGCGCGTCCAGTATTGGAGAAGACATGATTGATGATGATGATGATGACTACGAAGCGTGTAGCTGGTGCGGTGGCTGCGGTGAAGGAATGTATGACGGCGCAGCCTGTCAGAAGTGCCACGGAACTGGCATAGAACCACAAGAACCAGAAACAGGGCTGTGTTATGACATTGACTAATTGGCCTTTTCCAAGTTATCCACCTGTGCCTTGGACAAACAAGCAAATCAAAGAATACGCGCAACAGCAACGCGCACAACTACCAGAGGCTCCGCTATGAAACAGTCAGAAGCATTGGACATGATCACAAAAATTCAACTTGCACATCAAGCAATGGAATCGGCTTGGAAACGTGTTGATGAACTAAAAGAAGAAAACAAAAACCTCAAAGAAGCACTAGCCAAGCAAGAGCAAGATGAAAAGCGAAAGTTGTTACCTCGCTGTTTCGCTGACTATCAACCAAACCACACGCACGACAGAAAGTGTGAATGGTGCGCTGTCAATACAGAATGTCAAACTGGCGAACAACCCAAGCAAGAGCAGGGTGAGCCTGTGACACTACTGCCAGACGGTAGCGCATTTGGTGTAATGTCATTTCCATTGCCTGATGACCATTGGATTTATGCCCCAAATGAATACAGAGATGGAGAATACGAGCCGATTGATTTACCAAAGCCTATCCTGACTCATGCGTTAAGAAATAAAGTTGTGGCGGCTGTTCGCTATGCGGTGCGAAGCGCAACCATGAGAGGTCAGGAACAATACTTTGACCCTGATGCTCTTGTGCAAAATGCAGTCTACGCATTGTGCGGACCTTACACCACACCACAACAACGCAAGCCGCTGACGGATGAGCAAAGAGCAGAAATCGTTAAAAACAATACTGTCGAGGGCTATCACGGCGACTATTACTTGGCGTTTGACATCATTGACGATGTAGAAGCCGCCCACGGCATTAAGGAGTAAGACATGATTTACACAACATTTAGACAATGGGTTAAAGGACGTTTCCTTGAAACTGGTGAACCGCGCAAGCAAGCCTACTCAAAAGACGAACTTGCCTTAATTGAAATGGGCTGGAATTACGGCCATGATTCGGGCGTGCAGTGGCAAAAGAGTCAGACTGCTTTGGATAAGAAAGCAGAGAACGCCCGTGAGTTGGGGTTGGACTACGAGCCTGAAAATACATTGCATTGGCACGCTTTAAATTACCGCTCAGCGTCAATACAAAACGCTCAAGCAATGTTTGAAGCATTAGAAAAATTTGTAGCCAAGCAAGAGCAGCGCAGCGTTAGCGAGCAACTGGGTGAGCCTGTGGCAACTAATTGGAGCGCAGTGCATGAAAAACTTCAATTAGTTTGGTATCGAGAATTATCTGCTGATGAAGGACTTGATGAAATTCAAGATTTGATTGACACCACACCACAACAACGCACATGGGTTGGGCTGACGGATGAGGAAAGAAATCATGCTAGGCATACCGTCACTTATTCCCAACTAGCAATGACCGCTGGCGAGTGGGCTGAGGCAGTTCAAATAGAAACGGAAAAGCAACTCAAGGAGAAGAACACATGAAATACATCGACCTTATCGCGTACCCCATCATGCTGGCTGCTGTCTACGTTCTGATTGGCCTTGCCAACTGGAACCGCGACCCAGAGCTGTGGCAGTACGCTGATCGCAGTGTCTGGATTATCTGGGGCTTGGCATGGGGTTACGCACTCCAGTGCCGCATCAAGCGTGGTGGTGCAGCATGACAGACTTTTCAATTGAAGACATCTCCAACATCGCGCTGCTGTGCTTTCTGCTTGGCGTTGGCTTTATTACATTCGTGGCAGTATCTCTGCTGTACCTTGCCTCTCTCTTTTTAATGGAATCCATCAATGACAGAAATTAACGCGTTTCATAAAGATTTTGTGAAAACTCATATGCCTGAGTTTATGGCACATATCAAACAACAAAACAAGCATGAGCTGTCATCGCAGAGCATGGCTAGTCTGACCATCAAGAAGCGCACTCAAGATAAGACAATTCCACTTCATGTGATGAGAGCGCCAAAGCGCACGATTGGCAAAAACATGACGATGGCGCAGGTCATGGACGAGCTGGCAGAGATCAAGCAAAAGAAGTTGTCCGCCAAGCAGCGCATTGACCTAGCGCCTAAAGAGTTCAACATTTATAGTCGTGCTGGTACGGCTAATGTCACACCGAAAGGAAAAAAGAAATGAGTTACGCAGACATCGAGATGAAGGTTATCCAGTGGGGCGAAGCCCGTGGAATTGTGCAGAACAGCACACCATATGCACAGGCACAAAAGACACAAGAAGAATTGAACGAGTTGTTTGATGCAATTGTCAAACTTGACCGAGCAGCAATGGCTGACGCTTATGGCGACATTCTTGTCACGCTAGTAATGGGCGCTGCCATCGCTGACCTTGACCTTCAGACTTGTTTTGCGTTGGCCTATCAAGAGATCAAGGACCGCAAGGGTAGTCTCAATGCTGATGGCCTTTGGGTGAAGGACGGTGAATGATGGAAGTTGTATTTGAAAAGAAGACAAAGATTAAACCATTACGTTTGGCTCACTTCAATCAGCTCATGTCCTACATTGAAGACTGCGAATCTCAAGGTTGGTATTACGGACAAAAAGACCAGTTTGAAAAACGAAGACAAGAAATCAAAGCATGGGTGCAAGATTGCATTGATACATTGGAGAATAAAAAATGAGCAAAGGCAGCACAGCGCGTCCTATTCCTGACCGCAAAACATTTGAATCTAATTGGGATGCAATCTTCAAAAAGAAAGAGCCAGAGAGAATTAGCTTATGTCCTGATTGTAATCAGCCTAACAAAGACTTGATTCACACTTGCTCACCACAATTGAAAGAAACCAAATGACAGACATTAATGAAACATTGGCGCAGCGTGAACAAACACACGGCAGCTTTGAGAGCCATGCGCGTATTTCTCAGAGCATCAAATGCCAGATGTTCAATGCTCACGGTTACGTCAATCTAAGTGCAATGCAACGCGAATCGTTGGACATGATTGCGCACAAGATTGCTCGTATCTTGAATGGCAATCCTGATGTGCATGACCACTGGCACGATATTGCTGGATATGCAACTTTGGTGGCTAACGAACTCAAATGAAGTCAGTCCAGCGTCCTCGCATCATTCACGCCATCATGGATGAACCATTCACGGCTGTGGAGCTGGCTGGAATCGTTCACTGCCATGTTCGGACATCAAGGATGATTGTTGCCAAGCTCTACCGCGAAGGCAAGATATTCATCCAAGAGTGGCGAAGGGTTGAGTACAACTCAATCCCTGCTGCTGCTTACCGTTACGGAATTGGCGTGGACGCTAAGAAGCCAAGGCCAATGACTCAGGCAGAGCGTGGACGTAAGCTGCGAGAGACAGAGGACGTTGAGCGTAAAGCCTTCAGGCTTGCGCGTCAGCGTCAATTGCGTAGGAAGATTAAGCGCGACCCGTTGGTGGCTGCGTTTTTTGGGAGTGTGAAATGAATGAAGAAATTTGGTCTATTGAATTTATCAAGCAAAATCCTGAACTTGCAAAACAAGCAATTGATACATTGCAAATGCTTGTTCAAAATTTAGAGGACAAACTTAATCAAGCAAACCTTGAATTGCTTTCTTAACCCGTGGCTGTGGGTCATATCCCATTTCATAAATTGAATCACCATTTGTGAACAAGTCACGGGCCTTAACTGTTTTGCTAACAATCTTGTAATCGCCATTTAACGCGCCTTCACCATGTTCTTTTGCATATTGACGGTCAAGCGTTATCCAATCACCAGTGTTCAATGCTTCTTTTGTTGGAACACTTTTAGGGACAGCGCGATAGATTGTCACTGGAGCGTTTGGGCGACCTTTCATTGATTGCATCTGTCGAACAATCATTGAATCACGCGCTGTGTCTGCGCCATCACCATAGTATTTAGCGCCTTGTGGACTGTAAAAGTCATCAGGATAGATTCCCTTCATGTCCCACAATGGAGCGCCACCATCTTTTGTTGGTGCTTGATGCTGACCTTTGTAGCCTTCAGTAACAACATCTGGAACTGGTGGCGTGTAGTTGTTTGAAGGATTGTTTGCAGCCTCGTCACGCGCTTTCATGATTGACTTGTAATAGTCAGCAGTTTCTTGGCTTGGCTTTGCTCTCAAATCAGAATAGGCTTGAGTTGCCATTGTGTTGAGTTCGTAATAATCTGTTGGCAATGTTGAAGCAGACTTTACTTGCTCACCTAGCAAACCTTTTTGCTTTAGATCAAAAACAGATTTAACTTGATTAGCATTTTCCATCAATGGTGCAAATGTCATCACACCTTCTTCTGGAACTTGTATTGAGTCATATCCAGCTTCAAGTGCGGCTTGTTTGAAGTTTCTATCATTCACAACTTCAAACGCTCTTTTATTTTTATCGCTAAAAACATTTGGGAAGAAGTCTCTGTCAAGACCTAACTTCTCTGCAATCTTCATTGCTTCTTCAGGACTGTCATTCATATCAAAATTTAGCTTCAATGGCTTTTTCATTTTGATGTCAACAGGCATGACCGCGCCACCTTCAACTCCTCTAGCTAATGAATAATAGTTTGCAAGTTCAGGAGATTCAGAAAACCATCCTGTGAATCCAGTACGGTCATACATATTTTCCAAAGAAGATTTTGGAGCCAAAATGTCTTGAGCATTTGTTCCGTGATAGGCAAGAACTTGTCTTTTGTTACCTTGTGACAAATCACTCAACAACTGAGCTGGCAAACCGCCACGCTCCATCACTTGTGGGACAACACGTTCAGCCAAACGCTCACCAGCACGACCAGCAGATAGAAGACCAGCTTCAACACCACGCGCAGCAGGACCAACCATTGGCGCAACAGTCATCAAAGCATCAGCAGTCTCAGGCTTGAGCAATGGCACGTTGGCACGACCGATGTTTGTCAATGGCTCACCGTAAGCCATACGCTCAATCGTCTGCGGTACGCCAGTAGTTCCAAGCAAACCAGCAAAGCCTTGCATCTGCTGAGTGCGTTCAGGTGACTGCATCCACTTGTATGCGTCACTCAGTAGACCACCAAGATAGTTGCGTGGGGTTGCTTGGATGTTGTCTGCCATGATTTATTGTCCACCTTGAGGAAATGCCAAGTTGCTGCCAATCTGTCCACCAGTGTAGCCACCGTAACCAGCAGCCGCAGCGCGTGATGCGTTCAGCTTGCGCATTGTCTCGTTCAAGTCAATCAGCTTTTGCTGTTCGCGTGAAAGCAGGATGCGACCAATCTCGTTGCGCACTGGCTCTGGTGTTTGTACCTTACTCATCAAGGATGAACCAGCAGAAACCATTGCTGGCAAATTACCAGTACCAGCAGCCTGAACACCTTGCATCAATGGCGCGACATCCAAGTCAGCAGCACCAGCCAAACGTGCAGCAGTCTGAGAGCCACGACCAGCAGACTCCATGCCCTTCAATCGAGCTTCACGCGCAACGTCAGCAGCAAACTTGCGGTAGTCATTGCCAAACACTTCACGCAAACGGTCTTGTGTTGCTGGCTCTTTCCACATCTTGAGCAATGATGTTTGACCAGCCTCTGTGCCTGTCTTTTGACGTAATGCTTGCAAAGCGCCAATGCGATAAGCATCAACCTCTGCTGGCGTAAAACCTTTGGTCAATTGCTTGATGTCCATGATGTCACCCGTCAAAGCCTTACGACCAGCTTCAGCAGCGTCCATCATTTGAGAAGGACCAGCCCAAGTCTTCATGGCTTGCGTGTAAGCAGATTGACCACCAACCTTTGGTGACTTCTGCTCAAGCAAACTGACAAGGCTTGTACGCACGTCATCGTATGCGTTGGCTTGCTGACCGCTGCCAGCGCGTTTCAGCGTTTGAGCTGAGTCGTACAAGGATTGCTTCAAGGTGTCCAGCACGTTCATTGGAACTTGCTCACCAACCTTCAGCTTTGACAAGTCCAAAGTCTGGCCTGTCTTAGTCTCGAACAGCAATTCAGCAGCGCCTTGAGCGCGTTTAGAACGGTTCAGCACGTCCATCAGTTGGTTGTCAACCGTGACAACAGCCTTGTCGATCACGTCATAGAAAGGACGTGATGCTGTTTGGCGTTGCAAGTTGAATTGCTCAAGGCTTCCAAGGAAGTCAGCGCCTTGTGTTCCGAGTGCAGTATCAGCAGCGCCCATCAAGCGACCAGCACGACCTGATTGACGTTCACGGATTGCGCGTTCCAATGCCTGTTTAGTCTCACCAGACAGCGTTGCAACAGTGTCCAACAACTGACGTGTGTTAGCACCACCAACGTCAGCAATACGGGCTTCAGAGCCGAGCTTATTCATACGAGCCTGAGACATACCCAACGCGCTAGACAGCAAATCTGGTGGCGTATCGCGCAGCAATGCTTCAGCAACCTTCTGTTCGGCGTATTTAGTTGCAGCTTTGTCAGATACACGACCAATAACTTGACGACCACCAGCACCAAGCACAGCCATTACGGGTTGTGTTGCTGCACCGAGTCCAGCGCCAACAGCGGCAGACTTTAATGCGTCTTGTGTGATGCCGCTGATTGAATCAGCTTCGCTTGAGCCGACACCACCAATAAGACCGTAGCCAAGGCCAGAAGCGCCAGCCTGAACAGCGCGTTGACCTAATCCCATAACCTGACCAGCCGCAGGAGTACCAGCCAAGTACTGACCAGCCTTGGCGACTATTGGTGCAACATAAGGCTCTGCCATCTTGCCAGCAGCCTGAACACCTCGGCTCACGCCCTGTGTTGCCATCAATGGCAAAGAGGCTGCGGCTTGTAGGCCAGCAGATGTGAAAGGGCTTTCCTTGCTGTACGACTCAGAAGCGCCACGGGCAACATCACGATACTTTGCGTATTGCTCTGCCAGTGGTTTACCTGTTCTCATTGCGCCAATTGGTGCGAGTACAGCGCCAGCCAGCTCATCCATGAAGCCGAATGTTGGACCTTGCATTGCGCTGACCAACGCACGTTGTGACTCAGGCAGCTTTGCGCCAGCCTCGTATGCTGGTGACTTTCGTTCCGCTAAGAACTTCAAGATTTCGTTTGGTTGATATTGATTCTTTAGCGCCTCATTGACTTGAGCGCCAACA